TATGTGGAAGACTTAGAGGACATGTTGAGGACAAACCCCAATCGTGCTAGAGTGGCTGTATTAGGCAAGTGGGGCATTGCAGAAGGCCTTGTGTTTGAAGATTTATTTGAGCAAAAAGATTTCAGCATGGAGCAAATTGCTGGCTTACCTAAAGCAGTTGGTCTTGACTTTGGTTTTAAGCACGATCCAACTGCTGCAGAGTTTATGGCAATCGACCAAAAAAATCATATTGTTTATGTTTACGACGAGTTCTACCAGCAAGGCATGCTGACACAGCAAATTGCGCAGTCATTAGCACAACATAAAGCATTTGGTTTACCGATTATTGCTGATAGTGCAGAGCAACGTCTAATCACTGAATTACAGCAAGTGTACGATGTGCCGAACATTAAGCCTGCTGGAAAAGGCAAAGATAGTATTATCCAAGGCATTCAATTCATGCAATCGTATCGTTTTGTTATTCATCCTAAAGTCAAAGGCTTGTTGGAAGAAATGAATACGTATGTGTATGCTAAAGATAAGTTTGGCAACTGGACAAATCAGCCAGAAGATGCAAATAATCATGCGATCGACGGTTTGAGATATAGTATGTCACTGTTTACGTTCTATAAAGGCACTCAGTATATGAACTATCAAGAAAGAGTACAAGCCGTTAAAAATATTGGATTATAAAGAAGGTGTTACAAATCATTAATTACGATTTAAAAAATAACAGGCAGGCAAATATCCTATATCAAGAAAGCTTGGACAAATTAACGTCTGCTAGAATTATGCAGTTTATTAGACATCATCATGATTATCAAAGACCAAGATTGCAGATGTTAGATGACTACTATCAAGGCTTCAACACTAATATTTTAAAGCCAGATAATCGGCGGACTGATACAGAGAAAGCTGATCATCGAGCAGTGCATTCATTCGGAAAATATATTGCGGACTTTCAGACGTCATTTTCAGTCGGCAATGCAATTAACGTCAAACATGATGAGGACAAGAAACTAGATGAGATTGAAGATGCTAACGATTTCGACAGCTTGAACAGTGATCTGTTTTTAGATACAACACGCTACGGTCGGGCATATGAATATATCTACCGTGGTAATGATGATATTGAGCACAGTGTGTTATTCGACCCGCTAGAGACGTTTGTCATCTATTCGTTAGAAGTAGACCCACAACCAGTTATGGCAGTCAGATATCACTTAATCGAAGTCGTGGGTGATGATAACAAGGCTGTCTTACAATACCGTATAGAAACATGGACAGCTGATAGATACACATTATATAAACCGACATATCTAGACAGTTCAATGACTATCGAGCAACAGAAAGCGATCTTTGCTTTTCCTGTCGTCGAGTACACGAACAACCGTTTCAAAATTGGTGACTTTGAAAATGTTATTCCATTAATTGACCTGTACGACGCAGCACAATCCGATACAGCCAATTATATGACCGATCTAAACGATGCGATGTTGGTCGTTAAAGGCGATATTGATACGTTGCTGCAAGGATCTAACCTAATGGGTGGCATTGATCCAACCGATGAATATGCTGCTAAGAAACTAGCACAGGACAAGATGGACATGTTGAAAGAAATGAAGAATGCTAACATGTTGCTTCTAAAGTCGGGTGTTGATATTAGTGGCAAGCAAACAACTGTGGACGCTAATTACATTCATAAAGAATATGATGTTAATGGCACTGAATCATATAAATCACGCCTAGCACACGATATTCATAAGTTTTCACACACTCCAGACCTTACCGATGAAAACTTTGCCGGGAATTCTAGTGGCGTGGCTATGAAATATAAGGTGTTGGGAACAATTGAACTAGCTAGCACGAAACGCAAACAGTTTGAGAAAGGCTTATTCAAACGTTACAGCATTATTTACAAGCTAGAGAGTAAAGCATCAGGTGGCATGATAACCGACCCTAGAACACTAAAGTTTACGTTTAGAGACAACATGCCAACTGACGACCTAGCAACGATAGATCAGGTTACTCAAGCCGGCGCACAATTGCCACAAGAATATCTATATCAGTTCTTACCAAACATTAGCGATCCGAGCGAAATCACCGAACAACTCGCTAAGCAACAATCAGAACAGGTCAAACAAGCTCGCATTGATTATGGTGCCGCTACCGACAAGGAGCTGAGTGACGATGGTTAAACAGAATAAAGCTTATTGGAAAAAGCGAATCAAACAAGAGCATAAATATATGGAGCAAGCAACTAACATACCAGAACTTGCAAAATACTATCAGCAAGCAGTTGATGAGATCCAAGAGAAAATCAATGCTGAATATACTCGGCTGGACAAGTTAGGCTTTAATGCTAAAGATGTTAGAAATGTTGACATTCGAAGATACGAGCAAGAGGCAAAAGAGGCTGTTGCACAAGCTGACCGTATCCGCAAAGAGTTAGGGCGTAACGCAAGACGTTCAGACTTCACTGATGAGGTCAATGATAGGCTAACAATCTACAATGCTACAATGCGAATCAACCGCCTAGAATATCTCAAGTCACGCTCAGCTCTCTCACTTGTCAAGGCTGGAGTAAAAGTTATTGACAAAATGACAGCTCAATTGTTTAGCAAGTATGTTAATGAATTCAAACGCCAAGCTGGTATTTTAGGTCATACATTCCAACACATGGGCGCTGATAGGATAATTAAGCACGTTCTAGCACAGACAGATGGTGCAACGTTCAGCGAGCGTGTATGGAAGAATACGGACGAATTAAAAGCTCGGCTAGATGTGCTTTTAACTAATAACCAGATACAGGGTAATAACCCCGATGTGATTGCTCGTAGGCTACGTGATTTAGTTAGTGACCAGTTCGCAGGCCAAGCTAAGTATGTGACTGAAAGATTAGCACGAACTGAATCAACACGATTAATTGGCGAGGCTCAAAAAGAAAGCTATAAAAAATATGGTATTAAGTTTGTCAAGTGGATAGCCGAATCGAGTGCTTGTGATTTTTGCGAAGATATCGCTCATGGTGGCAAGGATGGAGAGGGAGTGTATAAGCTGGATAAAGTGCCGGCTTACCCTCAACATCCAAATTGTATGTGCAGTTTAGCAGCTTATTATGAATAAGGAGTTAATCCTACATCTCGGAGCTATTCGTTAAACAGATGACCTGAGCAAGTCACTAAACTACTCAAATAAAACTGATCTTGTGGGAAATAATCATTGCGTCTTACTGGGGCAATCTAGTGGGGCGTTTTTTAGTGGTTATATTTCTACAGGGTAGGAGGTTGTACAAATGGAAATGAATTTACAATACTTTGCTGAAGATACGTCAGAACAAACAAACGATCCTGAAAAGCTAGAGTTTACTCAAGAAGAATTAGACGCAAAAATCAATTCTGAATATGATCGTAGAATGCAAAAGCAACAGGCTAAGTTTGATGAGCAACTTAAACAAGCTAGAGAAGACGCTAAGAACGAGGGCTTAACTGAGGGGCAAAAACGTGCCAAGATGACGGCAAAAGAACAGGCAGACCAAGCACAAAAGGAACGTGAAGAAGCTCTTTCCAAACGTGAAACTGAGCTTAATAAGCGGGAATTAACTGCAAACACGGTTGATTTGTTGTCACAAAAGGGTTTGCCTAAAGATTTAGCTGAATCATTAGTTGAGTTGGGCGACGCAGATAAAATCAGTGAGGTTGTAGAAACACTTCAAAAGTCAACAGAACAAAAGGTTAATGAACAGGTCAAGGAACGCATGAGACAAGATCCACCGGCAAACGGTAGCTCTACACTCGATAGCGAAGATGACCCGTTCAAACAAATTATTAACTCATATACAAAATAAGGAGGTTAGCTAATATGGCTAATAACAATAACAATTTACCAATTCGCACATATCAAAAACAATTTGCACAATTAATTCAAACAGTTTATGGAGTACAAGGTGTGTTTGCTCCCACATTTGGACAATTACAAGCCTTAGATGGAGTTCAAGACAATGCAACAGCATTCTCGTTGAAAACAAACGATGTGCCTGTAGTTGTAGGTGAATATTCTACGGACGCAAATGTCGCATTCGGTACAGGTACAGCAAACTCATCTCGTTTTGGCGAAATGAAAGAAATCAAATATGCAGATGTAGATGTGCCTTATGACTTCACATGGTCTATTCACGAAGGTTTAGACCGATTCACTGTCAACAACGATCTAAATGCAGCAGTTGCTGACCGTTTAAACTTACAAGCACAAGCTAAAACACGTTTGTTCAACAACAAGGAAGGTCAATTCTTAGTGGACTCCGCCACAGACGTTGGCTTAGACGCCACAGACGTTAATAAACTATTTGAAACAGCTGTTGAAAAATACACTGACCTTGAAGTAGTTGTCCCTATTCGTGCATATGTGACTGCAGCAGTCTACAATGCAATCATTGATTTAGCTAACGTTACATCTGGAAAAGGCTCAGCTGTGGATATTGACGCAAATGGCATGTTGAGTTTCCGTGGTATTGCATTGACAAAGGTTCCTTCACAATACATGGCAGAGCAAGCAGTCATTTTCACACCAGACAACATTGGTCGTGCTTTTACTGGTATTTCTACGGCTCGAACAATTGAATCAACAGACTTTGATGGTCAAGAATTACAAGGTGCTGGTAAGGCTGGACAATTCATTTCTGATGACAACAAGAAAGCTATCTTCAAAGCCTTAGCAAAAAAAGCCTAACCCCGCCTAGTGGGGTGATATCTGCCCCAACTAAAAACGGGGTCAATATCACAGTTGGCTAGAGAAGGAGGCTAATAATGGCTAAAAGATATTTAAAAGCTTTAAAAGGTGGGAAAGTTGTGGCTGTCGGTGATGACAAATCTGTCACTATCACGGGCGAACCTGCTAATACAAAAATTGTTAAGGGTACCTATAAGGTTGCTTTTGATGAAACAGTTGACAAAAGTTTAAGTGCTATTGCTAGTGCTTTGGTTGATGTACCTGAATTCACCACATTACCAATTTCGGTAACAGGCGTAACTTTGGATAAAGCTACTCTCTCACTAGATACCGGCAAAACAGGACAATTAACAGCAACAGTCGCACCAAGTAACGCCACTAACAAAGCTGTCACGTTCTCAAGTTCAGCTGCTGAAACTGCTACTGTGGACAATACCGGTAAGATTACTGCAATCAAAGCTGGTAAGGCTAACATCACAGTTAAGACTGCTGACGGAGCTAAAACGGCGGTATGTGCATTGACAGTTACAGCACCCGCTGAAGGCTAACACATAGACAGAGACGAGAAAGATGAGACGAATCAGGGGGGTGTAATGATTGGAACTAACAGATTTAAAAACAATGTTGCAGGTCAAAGATAATAAACGTGATGGTATTCTTAATTTAATTTCTAAGAATACCGAGAGTGCACTATGCTTCAAACTAGGCGAGAAAAGGGTTCCTGATGAGTTAAGCTATATTGCTTTAGAAGTTGCTGTAAAGCGCTATAATCGTATAGCAAACGAGGGTATGAGCCAATACTCACAAGAAGGCGAATCAATCACGTTTAGCACGAACGATTTTGATGAATTTGCCAATGATATTGATGCTTGGAAAGATAATCACGGCAAAGGCGACACTCGTGCCGGACGTTTTCTTTTTGTTTAGGGCGGTGATAGATGATGAGGTTTAATAATAACGTTCAATTTTACTTTAGCGATGAGCATTACGATCCGGTAAAGGGTGACAATGTAGGCGAGACAAAGTTAGTTGGCGAAGAATTTGCAAACGTAACTGACCTAGGAACCAACCGCTCAGTAGCCTTATATGGTGATGTTAATATTCAAGCGTATGTAATTCGTACGATTAATCAAATTGATTACAAGTGGAGCTATTGTACGATTGATGGTGGAAACACGCAGTATATTGCTAACACTAAACGAGTGCCGTTGAAAAACAACACTTTGATTGTAGGTGAGCGAAAATGAGCTATAAATTTACGCTAACTGGCGATAAAGAACTGCAAAAAGCTTTGCTTAATCGTGCTAAAAACAAAGCTATCCAAGCTATTGTTAAGCAGAACACAACAAAAGTGCAACAGCAAGCTATGAAAAATGCTAGTTCAACCTATACAAAAGGTTACTCGACCGGAGCGACTAAAAAATCAATTGGTATTGGGTTTGAGAATGGTGGTTTGACCGGTATTACTGGTTTAGGGCAGAGCTATAATCCCTTTACCGAGTACGGCACCCGTTTCATGGCAGCAGAACCATTATTGGGTCCAATATTTAAGCGACAAAAAAGTGTATTTATCTCTGATATTAAGAAGGTGGTTAGTTGAGATCACCAGAAAAAGCACTGTTCGACTATTTTTATAATCTATCCTTAACACATGGTCTGCCTACGTTTGATTATTTGCCGGCGGAAAGTGAGACATCTTATCCGTTTGTTTATATTGGACAGACACAGACACAGGGACAGAATAATAAATATAGTCGCAGTGATCATATATTTCTCACTATTGATGTGTGGGGAAGTAAAGAACAAAGAAAGGCTGTCAGTGAAATAGCCGATGGTCTTTTTAATTTTGCAATTGGAAAAATAAAAACCGTTGAATATGAGTTTTATGGGCGCTCAAATCAGCAATCTAAACAGATGATGGTTGATACTAGTGTCCCTAATACGGTATATCAACGAGGACACATAGAAATTGAAATGGAGGTAGTTTTATAATGGTAAAAGTTTTAAAAGGTGAAAAATCACTGTTGTTTGCACGCAAACATGCAGACGCAGCAACTAAAGAGATGCAATTAGTGCCTTATCAAACAGGGCTAACATTCGACCCTAGCCGTGACAGTGATTCAACGGCTACAAAGAGCGGGTCAGTCAATACGACTTCGAGTGTGGAGACCGACTTGGAAGTTAATTTTTTGAATAATACATCGGAAGTGTCAGACATGCTATTGCAAGCATTATTTGATGGAACAGAAATGGACATGGAAATTGTCCGTACTGACCGTCAGAATGATGATGGAAAATACGAAGCTTGGTATATGCAAGGCTCTGTATCAGAAGACTCTAATGATAACGATGCAGATGATAGTTCAACTCGCGATGTTTCTTTTGCAGTTGATGGAACACCTAAGCATGGTTGGACAGCATTTACACCAGATCAGCAAGCCGATGTTGATTATCTGTTCAAAGGTCTAACAGCAGTTACTGACGATGATAAAGACGGTGGCGGCGCAGCATGGACAGACACAGATAATGGCAAGAGTGTTGAACCGTCGGGAAAATAACCGCTCCGGCTAATGTTACAGTACCCGCTGCTAGTGACGGAGCAAAAATCACAGCGGAATAGATATAATTCAGTCGCGCAGAAATAGACAGTATGCTAAGGCACGCGGCTTTTATGGAGGATATAATAATGCAAATCAAAGTCAATAATAAAGAGATTGAATTGAAGTTTGGCATCAAAATGATTCGTGAGCTTAATAATATTGCCGGTATGGATTTTAATGGCGCACCGTTTGGAATGGCTATTGCTAAAGTAGTGCCTGAGTTGCGTATTGGTGATCCGTCCGCATTGTCTGATGTGATCTATGCAGCAACTGCCACAGTTCAGATGGGACGTCCTAGCCGTGATGACATTGACGATTTTGTTGAAGAAAATGCAAACGAAAAAATGTTCGATGAAGTTACCGCAGAAATGAACAAAGCCAATGCTTTAAAAGCAGCATTAAAAAACATGAGAGCCTAGACGATGAGCAGGACAACAAGACTAGTGAACAGACATATCACGAAATTGTTTTGAACTGCCTGACTCGTTTGGGCTTTAATATTTCTCAAATGCACGAAATCGAGTGTCTAACGCTGGTTGAATATCAACTTGGTATGGAAGCCTATGCAATAAAAAAAGCACTCCAACAAGAAGATATTGCCTCACAAGCTTGGCTTAATCAACAAGTACAAGCTACTACTGGCAGCGATAAGCACCCGAAGCCAAAATACAAAAAATTTACTGACTTCTACAATTTGGAAGATATTGAAGATGAAATTCGTGCAGGTTATGAAGACGATTATAGATCCAAGCATGTTCAGCAAAAGAAAGAACAAGAAATCATTGCTGATCGTTGGCAGAAATTGCAAGAAATGAAAAAGCATAGAAAGGAGGAATAAATAAGTGGAAAGCTATTCAGTTAAAGCTGTGCTTAGTGCAACTGATAATATGTCAGGCGTGTTTCAGAAAGCAGCAAGCTCAGCTGGTTCTTTCAGGCAAAAAATGGGTAGTTCAATGCAAGCCGTTGGCAAAACGTCCACAGTATTAGGCTTAGCGATAGGCGCTATGGCTGGCAAGGCTATCAAGTCTTATGGTGATTTTCAAGAAAGTATTAACAAGGCAGCAGTTATTGCCGGTTCGAGCAATAAAAAGCTTGGCAGTAATATGAAAGATCTAGAAAAAGTCGCCTTATCGCTTGGTAAAACTTTACCAATCAGTGCCGAAGACGCCGGTAATGCGATGATTGAAATGGCTCGTAACGGTGCATCAATCAAAGACCTAAAAACAGAGTTTCCGGCTATTGCAAAAGCTGCTGCAGTTTCTGGAGAAGATTTATCAGCTACGGCTACCACGGTTCAGCAAGCTATGAATATTTGGGGCGGTGGTGCTAGAAACGCAGCTAAAGATTCAGCTACCCTAGCAATTGTTGCCAATAAGTCTAATGCCGAAGTTGGCGACATGCAACAGGTGTTCGCCAACGTTGGGACGACAGCCAAGAACATGGGCTACTCACTCAAAGATGTAGCAATTGCGGCTGGTGTTATGACTAACGCCGGTATTCCTGCGGCTCAAGCGTCAATGGACTTGAATCATGCGTTTACGCAAATGGTTAAGCCATCTAAGATCGCTAAAGGCGAGATGGATAAATTAGGGCTATCTTATACAAATGCTCAAGGCGAGATGAAGCCATTGAAGACCGTTATCAAAGATGTTGCTAATGCTACTAAAGGCATGTCCGGAGCACAAAAAACTGCTGCCTTAAACATGCT